CGCAGGCTCAGGGCACGCTACTGCCGCCCGAAGAAACGCGACAGCCTGTGCAGGAAGGGCTGTTGTGAAACCTAACGCATCTTAGGCGTCATTTTTGACGTGTAATATGACCCCAGCACAAATCTGCGCCATGTATGCCGCAACCGTCATTCGTCGCCCTTGTGCCACGGCGTCTTATCCACCGGCTCCGGATCGTCGCAGTGACCCTCAGACACAAGCTACATGAACGATGTTCGCGCGCAAGAAATAATTTGGCGCATGCACGAAAAAATATTTTTTGTGTTCTGTGGGGTGTGCGGTATAGTGGAAAACAGCGCCACAGTTGCGCCCGCAGTAATCAGGTCGCCAGCCAAAAAGCTCGCGGCCATTTTTGTTTCCGGAGCCGAGAATGCAGAAGCCCAGCCGATCCGCGCAATGCGGTGCGCTGGGGGAAACTCGCGCCTATAACGAGCGCAAATACCAGTTCCGCGTCCACGCATCCCCCGTTTCGGTGCGCGCCGCCGTCCGGCAGACCTGGATCGGCGCGAAGCGCCGTGTGAGGGGCACGTAATGGGACGCCGCAACGACATCGACTGGCAAAAGGTCGAACGCCTGTATGTCGCCAATCAACTCACTGTCCGCCAGATTGCCGAAGAGTGCGGCATCAACCCATCCTCCATCACCGCACACGCCAAGAACGGCGGATGGAAGCGCGACATCAGCGCAGCTATCAAGGCGAGCACGAAAGCGAAAATATCGGCTATTGATGTAGCCGAACTGATCGAGCAATCCGCAACGGAAAACGCACAGAAATCCGCACAAACGCTCAAAAAGGCCATTGAGCAGGCCTCAGACGTGGCTGCCGGCGTGATTCTGCGCCATCGCGCCAGTTACCGATTGCAGATCGAGCGTGGCGATCAACTGGAGGCCGAGTTCGACAGGATGTTGCCAACCTGCGAGAACATCGGAGATGTGGCGAAGGCGGCGGTTGCCTACAAATCCATCGTTGAGTCCAAGGCAAAGTTGGTGTCACTGGAACGGGAAAGCTTCGGCCTGGATGCGCATGAGCCCAGCGACGAGCGCGACGTTGAGGCAATGCCTGCTGCGGATGCCTGGAAAGTTTCCATTGAGGGGCTTTCCTGATGTGTGATATCAAAAAAACTTATCGCATTGTGCGGCGTGGTATCAAAAATCACGGGGTCTATACCGAAAGATCCGTGACTTTTGCTGCAAAAACGCCAGTTTTCGATAGATTGGGCTTATAAGTGCCTTCGACCGACCTCGCCAAGAAGTTGATGGAAGGGTTCGATTGGCGCAATCCTGACTATCCGACCATCATCCGGCGCCGCATCAAGCTGCTCACGAAGTTGCGCGCGACACCGGGCGCGATTGCTGGGATGAAGGAGCACTTCAAGCTCTACCCCTGCGACTTCATCACGCTGTTCGGCTCCACCTTCGACCCGCGCCTGATTGAGCGCGGCATGGAAGCGACGGCGCCATTCCTGTTGTTTCCCAAGCAGGAGGAGTTCGTCGATTGGATCGTGGCGCGCTGGAAGGGCCAGGAGGATGGAGTGGCCGAGAAGAGCCGAGACATGGGCGTTTCCTGGCTCACGGTTGCGGTTGCCGTCTGGATGTTCCTGTACTACCCCGGCTCTGTCGTCGGATTCGGCTCCCGCAAGGAAGAGTACGTGGACAAGCTGGGCGATCCGAAAAGCCTGTTCTGGAAGGTGCGCGCCTTCATCGACCTATTGCCGCGCGAGTTCCGCCCGGCTGGATGGGACAGCAAGAAGCACGCGCCGTTCATGGTCATCACCAATCCGGAGAACGCCTCCGTGATCCTTGGCGAGGCCGGTGACAACATCGGACGGGGAAACCGGACATCGATCTACTTCAAGGACGAATCGGCATTCTACGAGCGCGCCGAGGCCATCGACGCCGCCCTGTCGCAGACATCGAACTGCAAGATCGACGTATCCACGCCGAACGGAGCCGGCAACCCGTTCTATCGCAAGGCCAAGGGCGGAAAGATTCCGCTCTTCGTTTTCGACTGGAAGGACGATCCGCGCAAGGATCAGGCCTGGTACGACGCTCAAGTGGCGAAGGCGGACAGCCCGACCATCGTCGCGCAGGAGATCGACCGGAACTACGAGGCCAGCGTTACTAACGCATTCATCTCCGGAGAACTGGCGCGCGGTGCCCAGATGCGCGGACCGACCCAAGTTCAAGCCATCGGCCGGCTGCGGGTGGGCGTAGACCCGGCCAGGTTCGGCGACGACAAGTTTGCCGTGACGATTCGCCGGGGGCGCCTGGTTGTTTCGATAGTGGAAGCGCAAAACCTCGACTCTTTCACCGGGGCAGCCTTCGTGAAAAGCGCCATCGCACCATACGGCGAGCGGCCGGAACAGATCGCGGTGGATGAGATCGGAATCGGGGCCGGTGTTGTGGATGTGCTGTCTCGGATGCCGGAGTTCGCCGGGATCGTGGTGGGCGTGAATTCCTCACTGCGCATGGACGGCAAGCAATCCAATGACACCATGATTGTTCCCGAAGGAATGATCCAGTCCGACTACTACAACGTGCGCGCCTGGATGTACGGCGAGCTGCGCGAGTGGCTGAAGTCGGGAAGCATTCCATCCGATCCGCAACTGCTGTCCGAACTGACGGCGGTTCGCTACGGATACCGTGGCGGATCGATTCTGCTGGAGAGCAAGGACGACATGCGCAAACGCGGCATCAAGTCGCCGAACAAGGCGGACTCCATAGCCCTGACGTTCGCCATCCCAGGATCGCCAGAGCAGTCGATTGGCCATGAGATATTCCACAACCAGGCCATGCAAGCTGGACGAGCACCCGCGACACGCGCCGGGTACTGAGAGACGACATGGTAGAGATAATGACCACCGAGCAGCGGCAAAAACAGGAAGCCGAGTACCAACGCGCTTGGCGTGAGAATCTGCCGAGCGAGGATGTGCAACGCGAGAACCCGCTTGCCGGCCTGGGCGCGTCCCTGATCTCCGAGTTCCTGGAAGCCCAGCTCCTGCGGCAGGAGACGGAACAGCGGTGGCTGACCGATCTCCGGCAGTATCGCGGCCAGTACGAGCCGGAGGAAGAAGCCCTGATGCAGGGATCAAAGGCCTTCGCCCGCAAGACTCGCGTCAAGGTCAAGAGCGTGGACGCCCGCCTCATGGATATGCTGTTCCCGGCCAGCAAAGAACGGAACTACAGCATCTCAGCGACCCCGGAGCCGTCTGTCCCGGCCTCGCGCAAAAAATCCATTGTCCAGGCCATGACCCAGGCCAATGGCGCGCCACCGAGCCCGGAGGATGTGCAAGAGGTCATCAGGAAGTTCGCCGACGACTCCGCCGCCAAGATGGCGACACGCATCGACGACCAGCTCACCGAAGCCAAGTACCGGGCGACGTGCAAGGACGTGATGCACTCAGGCCATCTCTACGGCACCGGCATCCTCAAGGGACCGCTGGTCGAGCGCAGGACGCGCCATGCCTACAAGTGGGATGGCAAACGCTACACGCAGACGACGCGCACCTACACGGCCCCGTTCATGGCCCATGTGCCGATCTGGCGGTTCTACCCGGATATGACCGTCACCCGGATCGAGGATTGCCGCTACACATGGGAGCATCACCGCCTGGGGCGCCAGACGCTGGCCGAGATGGCGGAGCGCAAGACGTTCAACCGTCAGGCCATCCTGTCCTACATCGACACCAACCCGGACGGCGCGATCAAGCTGATGCGCTACGAGCAGGATTTACGGGCCATCGGCCAGCAGGAAAACCTGTTGAGCACCACCAAGACGGGTCAGTATGACGTTTACGAGCGGTGGGGCTGGCTCAAAGCCGAGGAACTGCTGGCATGCGGCATCGAAGTGCCCCAGGATCGGATGCACGAGACGTTCTACAGCAACGTCTGGGTGTTACCGGATGGCCAAGTCATCAAGGCCGTGCTGTCGCCGATGGTGGCGACGACCTCGACCTATCACCTGTACTACCTGGACAAGGACGAAACCAGCATTTTCGCCGACGGCTATGCCGCGATCATGCGCGATGATCAGGGGCTGATCAATTCCGCCCTGCGTATGGCGGTGGACAACGCGGCGGTGTGCGCCGGTCCGGAGTTCGAGGTGGATACTCGCGCGTTCCCGGTCGGGACGGACATCACCAATATCCACCCGCTCAAGGTCTGGCCGAGGAACGGCGGGGATTTCCAGTATCCGGCGATCCGTGCGCTGAATTTCGACTCGCACACTGCGGAACTGATGCAGTTGATGGATAAATTTGACGCGCAGAGCGACGAAACCACGGCGATCCCGAAGTTCACCTATGCCGGGACAGGCGAACGCGGCGCGGCGGAAACGGCTCAAGGTCTGTCGATGCTCATGGGGCAGGCCAATATCAGCCTGAAAGACCTCGTGGTGAATTGGGACGAAGGCATCACCAAGCCGTTCATTGCGAATCTCTACCACTGGAACATGCAGTTTTCCAAGGACGACACCATCAAGGGCGACTACGACGTGGTGGCGACGGGTGCCGCATCGCTGGTAGCCAAGGAAGTCCGCGCCAATACCCTGTCGCAGTTCGCCGCGACGATGCAGCCGGAAATCCGTCCGTATATCAAGTGGGAATCGCTGGGCCGGCAGATGGCCCAGGCTCAGGAGTTGGAAGACCTGATCAAGACCCAGGAAGAAGTGGACGCGGAGATGAACACGCCGGAAGGCCAGGCGCAGGCGCAGATGGCCCAGATGCAACAACAGATTGCCATGCAGACCATGCAAGTCAATTTGGCGAAGATGCAAGCACAAGTGGCGCTGGCCGAGGCGCAGGTACAGAAGTTGACCGCCGAGGCGCAGCGCGAGATCGCGGAAGTGATTGATGCCAAGGTCAAGTCGGCGTATTCCGCCATGCAGGCAGCCGGCGTGATTGTTGCGAATCCAGGTGTTGCGCCCGTGGGCGATGCGCTGCTGAAGGAGGCTGGCTGGGTTGGAGCCACGCAAGAGGCCGCCATGCAGGAGCAAGCCGCAATCCAGGAACAGCAAGTCCAGCAGCAAGAGCAACAGGCGCAGCAAATGCTCGCGCCCGGAGACGAGCCCGCTCCGGATGCCATCGAGAACATGACGCCGGACATGATGCAACCGGAAGAACCCGACGTAGGCTCTCCGGCAGTCGGGCAAGAGGCCGGAATCGAGACGGTGGAAACCGAGGAAATCATCAAGTGAGCACGTTTTTCGATGCCAATGTGGCTGCGGACAAGACCAAGGCCGCGCACGCGAACATGCTGGACGTGCTGAATGCGCGCCAACGCGAGGCAGTAGCCGAATGGCTGGATGCGCTTGAGTTGCAGCAAGTCGCCGCGATGCGCGATTGCAAGGTGGAGATGCTCCCCGAACAGCGCATCCGCATGAAACAACTTTCCGCGCTGTCCTACGCCGCATTAACCGGCGAGACGACAGGGCACGTGTTCTAAATTCCGAGACACCGGGAAACCGGCCTCGTAACCCCGGCATAGCCGGATAGAGATGACCCGCTGCGGCGGGTTTTTTGTTTTCTGGCTCACGCAAAGAGGGAAGCCAAATGAAGAAACAGATGGACAAGGAATATTCGGATGCCTTCAACGGCAAACCAGGCGCGGAAGAACCCGCCGTTCCGGACGTGGTGATCGCGGTAGGCGCCAAAAACCCCGAAGACGAGCAGGCAATGGATGACGCCACCGAGCCGGCCGTCGCCGCCGAGGAGACCAGCGAGGTTCCGGCCGAGGATGTGACCGATATGGCCACGGATGAGGGCGAAGCCGCCACGCCGGAGATGAGCGCCGAGGACACCCAGCGCGAAAAGTCCTGGGAGGGGCGTCTGCGCAAGCGCGAGGAGGAACTGGCCGCGCGCGAGGCGGAAATGAGCAAGCCAGCCGACGGCGAGGCGCTGGCGCAACTGAGCGAGCAGTTCGGTCCCGAGTTCGCCGATCTGATCGTGCAAGTGATCCGCGAGCAAGTCGGCGCGCCGCAGGCCAACGCGGACGTTGAGGCGCTGCGCGAGGACGTGGCCAGCGTGATTTCCGATCTCAAGTTCGCCATGCACAAGCGCGACATCCTGGCCGCCAAGGCGGATGCCTACGAGATTGGCGAAACGCCGGAGTTCCAGGCGTGGTGCGCCAGCCAGGACGACGCCGAGGATTGCGCCCGCGTCGTCGAAAACGGCACGGCTGCGGAGGTCATCGGCCTGATGACGCGCTACGAGGAACACCTGAACAAGGACAAGGGCAGTGAGGACGAGGATGCCGCCACAGCCGTGCGCGGTTCCGCGCCGATCTCCCTGCCGAGTCGCCCTGTCGCCGGAGACGACGACGAATACCGGGCGGCCTGGAAAAATCTGTAACCCAAGCCGAGCCGTGGCGGTGTCGTAGACCACGGCAAGCCGTACCCGCTTCCCCATCTAGGACGCACTCAATACCGCGCTTCTTCCAGCACAGTCCAGGACATGCGAAAGCACCCTGGCGCATGGATCGCATACGGGACCGTGAGGCATCTCTTCGGATTCGAGCGGCAAATCCATCTGCCATTTCATTTCTGAAAGGACATCACCATGTCTGTCACCGCATACGGGAACATCACTCCCACCCAAGCGGCGTATTCGAGCAAGACTCTGCTGGAACGCGCCATTCCCATGATGGTTCTGGAACAGTTCGGCCAGCTCAAGCCGCTGCCCGCCAACAACACCAAGACCATCAACTTCCGCCGCCACAAGCTGGCCATCCCCAATTCCTCCACCCTGTCCGGCTTTGCCCTGTCCGAAGGCGTTTCGCCGTCCGAGCAAATCCCCACCATGGAAAACTACGACCTGACGCTGACGCAGTACGGTGCCGTGGTCGGTGTGACCGATGTGGTGGACGACACCCATGTGGATGACGTGCTCACCGAGTACATGGGCATCCTGGGCGAGCACGCCGGCCAGGTTGTCGAACTGATGCGCTGGGAAGCCATCCGTACCGATGCCGGGGTCAACGTCGTCCTGGCGGGCTCCGTGGCCACCGAGGCGCTGATCACCACCAGCCTGACCAAGGTGGAACTGCGCAACGCCATCCGTTCCATCCGCGCCAACCATGGCAAGCCCATCACCCGGCTGACCAAGGCGGATGTGCGTTATGGCACGCAGTCGTGCGAACCTTCTTACATCGCCGTGATGAACAGCGACCTGGAAGGCACCGTGCGCGAGAACCTGGGTACAGCATTTACCCCGGTGGCCGATTACGGTGCCGGCGCGACCGTGCTGCAAGGCGAGTTCGGCAACTTCGAGAACATCCGTTTTGTGTCCTCGTCCATGCTGGGCAAACGCGCGGATTCGGGTATCGCCGTGGGCTCCGCCGCCACCCTGTTGTCGGATTCCGGCGTCCTCGTCAATCTGTACGACGTGTGCGTGTTCGCAG